ATGGAAACTAAAATCTTCCGCATCTACGGCCCACCCGGAACGGGTAAGACTACAGCCCTGCTTAACAGGGTAGACGAAGCCCTTTCGGCGGGCGTAGACCCGTCCCTGATCGGGTACTTTGCTTTTACCAAGCAGGCTGCAAATGAAGCCGTTGAGCGGGCAAGTAAGCGGTTTGGTTTCGATAAATCACAGCTTCCGTGGTTCCGTACCCTACATAGCTTTGCCCTCCGCTTATCTGGTATACGGCAAGAACAGGTTATGCAGTCCGAACACTACAAAGAACTGGGCGCGGCCCTCGGCTTTGACCTAAACGTAGACGGCTCGCAGATAAGTGGCGAAGATGTTTTTGACCTAAGTAAAAATAGTAATCCAGTAATTAGCCTGATCAACTTAGCCCGCTTACGCAAAGTCGGCCTACGCGAGCAGTATAACCAAAGCGAAATCACCGAGCCTTGGAATAAGGTCAAGTACATAGCCGACAGCCTTGTTGAATATAAGAACCGGTTCGAGCTCTACGACTTTACGGATATGCTGGAGGTGTTTGTAAGAGAGGGCGCGGCCTTCTGCCCACGGCTCGCGGTCACGTTTATCGACGAAGCGCAAGACTTGTCGCCCCTACAATGGGATGTAGCGCACGTTTTAGAACAGCATTCGGAAAAGATATACTGCGCTGGCGATGACGACCAAGCCATTTACCGATGGGCAGGCGCAGACGTGGAGCACTTTATCGGCCTTAACGGCGGTTACGAGGTACTGGAGCAGTCCTTCCGCGTTCCCGCTTCTGTGCACCCGCTAGCCGAACGTGTAGCTCGCAGGATTAAAAGGCGCGTCCCTAAAAACTATTTGCCGCGCAAAGACCACGGCGCGGTAGAGCGCGTGACAGACGTGTCGGCTATTAACTTTTCGCAGGGATCGTGGCTCGTGCTAGCCCAAGCCGCATACTTCCTCTCTGACGTTCAAGCTGACTTACGCGGCCGCGGCCACTTATTTAGCTACCGAGGTAAGCGATCCGTGCCTGAAAGCATTAGTGTTGCTGTCAACGGATGGGAACAGTTAAGAAAGGGTAAACAAGTTACGGGGGAGACTGCACGAGCCGTGTACAGTTATATGTCAGTCGGAGACAGAGTCAAGCGCGGATTTAAAAAATTACCCGCCTTAGATAATGATGACTTGGTTACACTCGATGAACTGATCGCGGACCACGGCCTTCACGAACTGGTGCACGTTACAGGAAGCCCGCACCTCGAAGAAAACATCCGTGATTGCGTTTGGCATACAGCAATGGATAGACTGCCCAGTGCCGACCGTGCGTACATCACGGCTCTTCTGCGGAGGGGCGAAAAGTTTAACGCCGAACCCCGTATACAACTGTCCACGATTCACGGCTCTAAAGGCGGTGAAGCAGATAATGTGGTCTTATTTACCGGACTATCACCGGCTGCGGCAAAAGCGGCTGAACTCGCCCCCGACGACATACACAGAGTATTTTATGTCGGGCTTACCAGAACTAAACAGAATCTCTTTTTAGTTGAACCAGAAGACGCAACAAAGGCTTACCAAATATGAGCGTCGTTCAGATACAAGATTACATGATAAATGTGAATTATGAGTGTGTGCAATGTGGCAACAAATGGAACACTTGGTATAGAACACCTGACGACTGGCATGAAAAGACTTGGGCTGGATACACCGCCGCAAACGTCGAGGCTTGTCCTAAATGTAATAAAATCAACCCACCTGAAGGGGACAATATACAATGAACAGAGAAGAAATTTTAGACACCGCCGGAGATTTAATTAACGGCGATCGCGCAAAAGATTACGGCGATGCCCACAAAAACTTTCAGGACATAGCCAAGTTGTGGTCTGTGATTTTAGGAACAGAGGTGACGGAGCAGCAATTTGTGCTCTGCATGATCATGGTAAAGGCGGCACGGCTTATGAAAACAGACCACGAGGACTCGTGGGTTGATATCTGTGGCTATGCTGCGCTGGGCGGCGAAGACCTCATTTCTGATACGGAACTTTTTTAATGAGTTTGCAAATGACAATGTTCGGTCCCAAGAGTGAATGGGTTCCACCCGCAGAACTACC